TCAAAGCTCGTGTGTATGCAGGTAAGCTGTCACATATACCTGCGGACATACTCAAGTATGCTTGTGATCAGATATGTCTAAAGAGTAAGTTCTTTCCATCACTGGCAGAGATCTATGAGTTTGTTCAGCCAATGCTTTACTATCGCAAGTCATTGGTGGAGTCAGTGTCACAACAATTATTATCAGCAAAGGGAGTTTAATATGCCTACAGATGAAGAGTGGAGAATGCAATGTGCATTAAATACAGTATCAATGATGACTGTAGATGAGTTTCAAACTCAATTAGAGAAACATAAAATAGAAAGTAATACTATGGATAATTATGTTTTTGATTTAGCCAAAGCAATAAAGGAGAGTGCAGATGGAAGAAAGATTTGAAGATGTACCAATAGAAGTATCTGATCGTGACAGATACGGAAAGGTTTACATAAAAAGTTACTATGAATTTTATCAGTCAATATTATTTGTGCCTGATAAAAATGACATCTTGCAACCTGCAGGAATGTCATCTACTCACAAAGATTATGTGTAAAAAAATAAATTTGGTCTGGTCTTCGGTGAAGACCAAATTTATTTTGTTAAACTATTGATTAATATAACAAAAAAGAGTATGCTGATAGCAAGAAATGGAGGTTGCAATGGCAGTAGAACTACGTCTTTCGCCACATAAAGAAGATTATATCAGAGGTTCTGATATGGTCACACTTATGTCAGGCAAATGGAATGAACTATATAAAATTAAAACTGGTAAGATTGGTCGTGTAGATTTATCGCACGAGTTTCATGTCTTGCTTGGTGTAGAAACAGAAAACTTTAATCTCATGTGGTCGCAAAGAGCATTTGATTATGAGTGGTCAGCACAGAAAAAATTTGAAATGTCGTATGGTAGTATACCATTTCAAGGTACAGTTGATGGCTACGACAAAGATAAAAACATGATTATTGAATGTAAACATACTCATAGCATGAATACTATGGAGAATATGATTAACTTTTATATGCCACAGATACAGTTTTATCTTTACATATCAAAAGCAAAGCAATGTTTATTGTCCGTCATACTTGGTAACAAATATGATGGAGTTATCATTGATAGTAGCAAACAATATCAAGATGATATGCTTGATAAGATCAAAGCCTTTTGGGAGTATGTCGTACACAAACAAGAACCTGAAGATGTGTATCTCAGAACAAGTCAAGCAATCAAAGATGCCATACCTATCAATGGCAAAACCAAGCGAGATGTATCAAAGAGCAACAGTTTTACTGAAGCTACCAATGCTTACATGATGTTTGAAGAAACAGCTAAAAAATTTGAGAAAGCAAAAAAACAACTAAAAGACGAGATCAAGCCTGATGAAGCAGAGATCTATAATGATGTCTTGTCAGTCAAGCGAGATAAGCGAGGGTCAGTTCGCATCACAAAGAAAAAGGGTGAGTAGACCCAACTCACCCTATAACCTATCTGTATAATGGAGGTTACACATGACAGATAATAAAAGTAATACCAAAACTTGCTGTTACTGCAAAGAAAGATGGCAAGAACCCACACTTCAGAAGTAACTATTCTAAACTTGAGTCTGTTATTGAAGCAGTAAATCAAGGCAATCAGTTTGGTTTATTCTTCACTCAAGAGATTGATTATGTATGGGTAAGCCACCATGATGCTACATCAGAAGTTGTAGTTGTTACTACTGTACGTCATGTCAATGACGATAAAACATATGTATCTAAGCTGCCAATCATTTTATCTAAAGATAATATGCAGAATCCACAAAAGGTTGGATCAGCAGTTACATATGCAAAGAGATACACACTACAAGCTGTGTATGGTCTGCCATCAGAAGATGATGATGGCAATGAGGCAAGTAAGCCAACAATAAATATATCAAAACCACAACCACGAGGAGAAGATGATGGATTATGATAATACAGACAGAGGTAGTTTCTTCAAGCCACGAGCAGATGAAAGTCTGCTTGTGCAGGGCAAACTCAATAGCAATGGTAACGAATACAGAATGGTAGTTATCAAAGCATCATTGCCTGATGGTGGCAATGCCAGAGATTTGTATGTCAAAGTTGGTACGTTATTTGAGAATGATAAATCTCTAAACGAAAAGTCACCTGACTTTAGTGGACCTATCGAGTTACCTAACCAAGAAAAACGTAGGTTGGCTTGTTGGAAAACTGTATCAAATGATGGCAATACAAAGTTCTTGTCTGCTCGTATTGGCGATAAAACACCACGAGTAGGTGAAGAAACTGTAACTATTAATAATGATGATATGGAGGCATTAGATGAAGTACCATTCTAGTGAAGCAAAGGCAAGAACTCATGATCCTAAAACGTCATGGGAAGCCGCTGAATCTATTGACACTAATAGATTAGAAAAAATTGTTCTTAGTTCTATCAAAGCACATGGTAAAGCAGGTGCTACACATGATGAAGTTTGGAATCATCTTATGAAATCACATAAACACTTTACGTTTAGAGAAGGTAGCATAACACCTAGATATGCTACTCTTGAAAGAAAGGGTTTGATTAATCGTAATGGTGATACAAGAAAAGGTCGTGCAGGTAGAAGTCAACTTGTAATGTATTCAACCAAGTAAAATAATGGAGGTTACTTTGGAAAAAAATAAAGTTCAATATACTACTGATTATAATATATTTAGTTATCTTGTAGGTAATAGAGATATAGTTAATAAGCATGTAAAAGATCTATCTGCTGAGATAGATGAAAGGGATTTAGAAATACCTATTATTGTCAATGAGAAGATGGAAGTATGTGATGGTCAACATAGACTTGAAGCATATAAAGCATTGGATAAGCCAGTACCATTTATAATCAAAGATGGCTTAGAGTTGACAGATATTAGAAAGTTAAACTCTGTTAATAGAAAGTGGACCATGCACGAATATATGATGTCGCACTTCAAGTTAGAAGTTCCTGATTATGTAAGTCTTGAATGGTTTGTTAGAACCTATGGCTTCAGTGTGTCAGACTCACTAGCTATGTTAAATGGCAAGGGATACACCAATACCCATGATATGAAAATGTTTAAGGAAGGTAAGTTTGTTATCCATGATTTAGAGAAAGCAAAAAAGACTGCTACCTGCATTGACTATGTTGGTGAATACTTTGAGCATTATAGGAAGGTATCATTTATTCGTGCTATGATCTCTGTGATGAATGATCCAGTATTTGTTTGGAGTATCTTTGAGAATAAGCTGAAAAACTTTTCATCTAAACTTACTAATCAAGGTAGTCGTAATGATTTTATTCTCAATATTGAGAAGTTATATAACTATAAGACTTCACCTGAAAAAAGAATAAGGTTAAAGATTTATGGCAGTTAGTCGTAAATGGTATAGTAATTGCAAAATATTACTAATCAAGCTGATTTGCCACCTGATTAGCAGGAAGTAGTAAAAAAACTCTTGATTTAAGAGCCATACAGAGGGGGAAAGCACCCCCTCTAGTATAATTGTACCCTAGAATTACGTTGATTCACCCAAGCTTTTCATTTCTTCAACAAGCCTCATTGCCCTATTTGGCACTTGTCTTGCCCACTTAGAGTCTGTCATTTCGTATGCAGCTTCATACCAATCACGATTATCAATAGCTTTTTTCATTTTGTGAAAGCGAGATAGTCTTGGTCTACCAAGATTGAACATCATGTTTGCAATTATATGCTGTGCTTTCTCAGGCAGATCATCAAAGTCACTGTAAAGATACTTACATTCATCAATGGTAGTTTGAATATCTTGGTTAAACAGTTCATTAACTCTCTCTTCAGATACTTCTGTACCTACTGGCTTACCATATTCTTGATCCCACTCAGTGACAAGATGTCCTATGCCAACAGTAGGTAAATTTAAATGATCGAGATACACAGCATTTACACAGCCTTCATCTCTTTTTAATTGTTCTCGCAATAATTCTATATTCATTTTGTCATACCTTTATACTTTTCAAATGTACGGAGTCCACCCAAGCCAAGCATACCCATCAGCACAGTCATCAAAGATCCCATATCAAACTCAGGCAAAGCAGGTAAAGAGAAACCAAACATAGTAGCAAAGAATAAAATAAACTGTGACAGGACAAAGTGCCACATTAAAGCAATGCCACAAGTCCAACCAATAAAGGGTCGCCACGATGCAACAAACCAATGTCTTGATTGTGCTTCAGCTTTATTTACTTCTATCTGTGACTTAGCAAGTTCTTGTGCATGACGTTCAGCCATAGTAGCTAATTCATGTGCAAGTTTATTCTTAGTATCTTTGTCCTCTATAAATTTACCAAGTAACTTTGTAGCAGGACCAATCAATGCTTGTATCATTAGTACACCCTCACTTTCTTTTCGTCTACTCGTGGCACAAGTTTACAAATGCAGTTGTATTCCATGTTCTCACCAGTAGCACTGTCATATGTTTGTTTACTTAAATACTCTGT